CTAGAATTGTGCTCAAGGCTGAGTCTTTAAAAAGATTTATGTCACCTACTTTTAAACAGAGTTGATGAATACTTCTATGAAGTATGCGCTGGCCAAGCAGGGTGCCAACTGGGAGACTGGGCGGCACCTTTAAAATATGAAAAAAGTAACAATACAGAGCGATGATATCACCCCAAAACAGTGGTCTAACCTTATTTTAGAGCTGAACTTGGTGCGCAAAGCGTGGAAACCCTACGCTAAACTGCAGATATTGGGTCGCGGTGTCAAAAAAATAGTAAAAAATGGTACAAAACGATACAAACTTTAGAATCATTCTAATGTGCCACGCTATAGTGGAATATTTGGGCAAATTTTTTTTTCAGTCATCAAAAAAAACTCGTGGCACAGGTGGCACAGTGGGTAAAATAGGCTAGAAGTGTTGGTATTAGCGAATAATAGGTGTGCCACGGCGTTGATTTTTGGTGGCACAGCTTGGCACAAATGGCGTATTTACTGGCTTTTTTGCAAATATGTGGTGGCACAGATGTACTCGGCGCGCGCGACCTTTTTTGTTTTTTTGAAAACTTTTTTGCCCAAATATTCCCCTATAGAGTATATATTGAATTATGAGACGTCCTAAAAAATCTAAATACAAATCTGTAATAATAAATAAAAAGCGTTATTATTACTACAAAATCACCTGGATCGATCCGACGGGCGATTCCGGGCACGCGACAGCACACGATTCGTTAGGTTTATTACCATCTACAATGATAACCCACGCATATTTATTTGATAAAAATAAAAAATATATCTGGACGTTTGCATCTTATGAAGAGAACGATGAATTATTTAGTGATAGAAATGTGTTTCCAATTGGGTGTATAATCAAGATGGAAAAAATAAATGAAAAATAAAACACTAACTAAAAATATGCCCAACGTAAAATGGAATGCAATACCACCAGTGCGTGGGCCTAATCCACAAGGAGTATACAATGCAATACGAACCAATAATAAACAAATGGTCAGTAGTAAAAAAGTTTCCAAGAAAAATGTTTAGTAGATTTATTTCTGTTCTGAATGATTATCAGGGCTTGTTAGTTCTTTTGATTCTACTAACTCTTCTTCTGGGGTAATATTAATTAAAGTTTTGTGATCTTCTAAGATTTGATTCATCTTAGCTTCTAATTCTTTTTCAGACATATTATCTAAATTACCAGACAAAACTAACTTTTGATCTACATATAAACCACCTGCTTTACCTCTAGCTATCTCTGCATTAATTGCGGCAGACCACGCGCCCTTTGCTCGTGCGTCCTCTCGTAGCTTTGCTAGTTCCCCGATATGTTTCTCAAATGTAATGCCGTATTTTTCTTGTATCTCTGCTCGTAACTCACCAATATATTTTACAACTAATGGTGCAATCTTAGGATTCCGTAGCTCGCTCGCAGCCTGTCTTGGTCTTGTCTTGTATCCTGCTTCATACGCACACTCGCTTGGGCTCTTGCGCCCCTCGTTGTATACTAGCAATTCTGCGAATTTAATCTGTCGTTCTGTGAGTTTTTTAGGTAGACCCATAGCTTGTGCTCTTATCGTAATATATCGTATATGTCCAGATAATTATGTTATTCGTTTGGATTTTCGTAATAATGTTTTTGTTGTTTGTTTTCTATTTCTAAATATTTATTAAAGATTTTATGTAATGTATTATAGTCCTTGTTATCCATTGGGCTATCAGTTAACCAATCTAAAATCTCATCAAGTTTTGTTGTCATTTCTTGTAATGTTTTATCTGGATTAATCATCTTGCACCTCATATTCTAACCACCCGTTGCCTTCATCAACACCCATCATAAAATATTTGAGTTGCTCTTCGGTTTCAAATCGGTAGGTTTTTTTATTAAGTCCTATCTCAATTGGATCTATACCCTTAACTGCCTCTGTCCCCCAAATAATAGTGACTTTTTTTCGCTCGTATGCTTCTGCTTTATTCTTACTATCTCGGTAGTCGTGTCCTTCATCTCGTTGTGTCATTCTCGTACCTCCTCTATTTCATCTATACTTAATGCATCATAATTTTCAAAACGCTCTTCATCCCAATCATTTACAGACGTAGCTAATGCTATCTTTTCTGCTTGTTGCTTGTTTTTTGCATCAACTTCTATTTCGTATGTTGCATAAATAGTTTGACCCGCTGTGATTTTGTATGTTTTCATATTATCCCTTCTGCTCGCTCGCTTGTTGATTGTAATCATACCATCCAGAATTTTCCAGATAGTCCACTGCCTCTTTTAGATGTTGTCTAAAATGTTTTGTTCTATACTCGCTAGGGCAATCTTCATCAGCGTGGCAACAAACCCACGCTAGCATTGACGCTAGCTTGTTCTCTTCGCTTGTCCATTTTTTCTTTTTCATATTATCCTTTCTGCTCGCTCGCTTGTTAATTTAAATAAGCGGTTGCAGGGCAAGTTCGGGTAGCTTGCGCATCCTCGCGTTATCCTGCTTTTGATATATAATTTTTCAATCAACTTAAACCGCCAATTATTCGCACAAAATTAAACATCTTGTACAAATCCAGTTTGGTCTTTTAACGCCCGCCCTTTAGCGTATAGACCTACAATAACATTTTTTGGATCATTAAATCTTAAATCAGATTTATCACCGTTAAAAACTTTGTAATTTAAAAATCTTTTTGGCAGCTTTTTATTTCTAAATACGGCGCTGATATTCCCGCCCCGTTTTAATATATCTAATGCTTGCGCCTTGTTATCCTCGTTTAATGAATATGTTAAATGATAATTTTTTGGATATTCTTTTTTAACATATTTTAACGCTCGTTTATAAATTTTTGTATAGTCATAAAATTTAACTTTTGGAAATTCATTATATAACCCGTGTATATTCCAATCAATATCACTAGTACCATTTAATCTAATAGCGGGCTTGAACCCGTTTTTTTTACATCTTAAAATATGTCTTTTAATTTCTATTCTTAATTGATTTAAAAAACTTTCACGCTCTAAAAAATACCATTTTGTTTTATTAATACGGCCTAATTGCACGGATCCCATTTGACCCCGTCCCGCTGTATTTAAACAACTAGCCATACAACCCGCGCTAGCTAGCGCGCAAACGTTATAACCGCTAGTACGCGCGGGCGCTAAATATAAAATTGCGGTCATATATTTATACTTTTGACCCTTTATAGTTTTGGCGTTGTTATCTATATTCAGTAATTTTTTTGATTTATATAATTTCATAAGCAATCTTGACAATAACGTTTATCTATTTGAGAATACCAGTCAGGGCGTATTAATACCCCGCAACACCTACAATTTAAAAATATATCACCCTTAACTGAATTGTCTTTTTTTGGTCTACCTTTAAAAGCATAATTATTTGAATTACAGCTTTTTGTAGGTTCAGGACATTTTTTTAATTTAACTATTGACATATATTCCCATATAATAGTATAACTTCAATATGTCAATACTTAAAAATAAAATAATATGGAGGTATAAAAGTTATGACTAAATCAACATATCCGACAAAATATCAGTTGGAACATTTAAAAAAGCGTATCAATTCAGAAATTGATCCTTTAATAGATCAAGCTGAATTAAGCGTTAAATCAATAGTTGCTGATTTAACTGAAAGCGCTGAATTAAAACTAGCCAAAAAAATAAAAGCTGATGTTGTAATAAAAGAACTTGAGAAGGCAATTCAGGAACTGGAAATTAAGCAACGTAAAGCGATGACATTTTTTGGCAAGATTAATAATAAAGAATTGAAAGAAAATCTGAGTTATAAATTCAGAAAATCTGACAATGACAATTATTACTCACGCGACAGCTACGGGCGGGGAATTCAACCCTCCGATTGTAGAGAACAGCTTAGAGACTGGGCTTCACATTTAGCCCAAAAAGAAGCTGAAAAAACACCTGAAGGAAAAAAAGTTAAGGAACTGAAATTGTATAAACAAAGCGCGATCAATTCAGTTTTTGAGTGTGGTGTACCAGAACAATTAAACATTGTATTAGAGAAGGTTTTAAGCGGTGTTGGTATTGTATGGAATAAAACTAAGGCGCTTCAAATCGAAAATAAAGGATATAATTAAAATGGAATATCACA